CTTCAAATGTAAAGTGATCTGAGAGTTCTTGGTATATGTGGGGCTCTGCTTTAACCCGAAGAAAGACTTCATTTTTCTTTTCAATTTCAAGATCAACCATAACCAGCAATAAATTTCTGCCACTCGATTGCATTCTTAATCTGATAAGTCCTATTGTTTATCTGTTTAAGGATGCTCTCACAATAATTTAGGAGAGTTTCATAGTAGTCGATCTTGAGGTTAACTTCTTTTAATTTTTCATCAGCATCAAGATACTTAGTCATCGTATCTTTGTCTCTTATCTTTTTCCCAAAAGGATTTTTCTGATATACCTCTGGGTCTGCTTTCCCAGAATAGTATTCATATCTTTCATGTCTAATATTCTTTCTTTGCTGCTCTGCTTTCTTTCTGAGCAATAGAAAGTTATTAAACATCTCATGGTACTTAGCATGTAATGCTGGTACTTTTAATGATTCTGTGTGAAGGTTGTCTGGATCAATCTGTGAGTCTTTCTCCCACATACTTTGCAAAGTTTCTAAATTCACATTGGTATTCCTTGGTTGTTAACAATTTCGTAGATAGTATATTTGAATGTTACTTCTGCTGTGAAGTAATCAACACTACCAGGTGTGGCATCAAACTGTAATGTTGTTAATTCAGTTGGCCATAGGTCACTATATTTTACCATAAATTGGGGATTATTGGTAGAGTCTAATACCATCAATGTCCCATCACTCACTAGGTTATCTGGATTATTTCTATCAGCATCAGGAAAATCTGTTCTACCTTGCCATAAATCATAGATATCTTTCAAACTCTCTGGGAATGCCAATCCACGCATCCAATTTTGTATTTGCATATAGTTTTCAAGATTCTCATCAACCAAGAACCTTAAAGTAAAGTCTTGGAAATCCATCTTATCACCAGGTCTTGGAATGTCTTTAAGATAAGTTGGTTGTTCAGCAGGTTGTATATTAAGACCTGGTATCTGTGCTGTATTAGCAAAGAAACTTACCTTAGGACATTTGACCAATGTGAATTTAAATCCAATTGGTGAAAGAAAATTTCTATTTTGTATCTGTTTCTCAAATGGATTACTTGTTGCCATCAGTTCACGCAGGTCTCCAATGGACTATTTAGATAAAAAAAGACCCCTTCAAAGAGGGGTCGTATTCTGGTTCTCTCGGATCTATGCGAGGATCCCAATAGAAGAACTGAAGTTGATGCAATCGAACATGCATCAAAGGTTTATTCAGTTTCATTGGCCTAGGTTTATTAGTATGTATAACCTGCCACAAACAGTGCTTCATCAGAAGAGGGTTGGGAACCCGTAACATATTGTCCTTTTGCTGCCTCAGAATTTGCTTGTGCTCTTGCAAGTACAGCAGCCTGACCAGCATTAACATCACTACCTGCCCATTGCTTTAAGCAAGAGTGTTGTAGTGCTCTACCATAAGAGAAGGATACGTTCCAAGGAGTATCAAACTGATTCATCTCATTCAGATAAACAGATGCAGCCTCTTCACTCAATCCACCTGATAGGAATACGATACCAGGAACAGCAGCAGGAACTGAACGTAACATTGTACGAATAGTATACTGTGCAACTTCCTTTGGATTAGACTTGTTCTCACACTCTGCACCAGGAACTGTCATAGAAGGCTTAAGAAGTGTACCTTCAAGAACAACTCCATTAACCTGACAAGCATAATAAACTTCTTTGATAACACGCTCTTGGATAGCAGCAGTGGTCTCAATATCATGATCTCCATCCATAAGGATTTCAGGTTCGATAATAGGAACTAGTCCTGCTTCTTGTACACAACGTGCATATCTAGCAAGTCCCCAAGCATTTTCTTGTATTGCAAGTTCAGAAGGACCATCCTCAGTAATTTGTAATACTGCTCTCCACTTAGCAAATCTTGCACCTTGAGCATAGTAATCAGAAGCTCTAGCAGTCAATCCGTCTAGACCTGAACAATATGTCTCATGCTCTAATGCACCTGCTAATTGCTTAAGACCTTTATCAACTTTAATGCCTGGTATAATACCTGACTTATTCAACTTCTCTACCATAGACTCACCATCTGCATGGTCTTGGAAAAGAGTCTCTTCAAAAAGAATTGCTCCACTGATATATTCTCCAATACCAGGAGTAGTGAAAAGCATTCCTCTATATGCTTGACGGTTCTCTTCAGTATTCTCTACACCAATACCTGCTAATCTTTTTCCGCATGTTGGAGTTGATTCATCAACAGCAAGAATTCCTTTACCAGGTTGTGCTAGTAACTTGGCAGTTTCTTTTAATTTTTCTTTGTAATAAGAAAGTGTCATTGTATGCTAACAATTAATATTTTCTTCATTATTTATTAGACAAAAAAAGAGGGGTGGTTAGACCCCTCTATTAAAAAATGGAGTTAAAGTACCATCACCCATCCACTTCTCAACATCTTTAGTTACATCATACTCTACCATCTCACCATTACACTCTCTTTTAATAGTTAATGGAAGAAATTCTACAAGAGGTGGTTTCTCTCCAGTAAATAGATAAAGATAATCATACCCTTTTTGATATGTGTTAACATAATCCTTTTCAAATTCTACTAGGGATTCTTCCCATGTCCTTTTTGCTTTATCATTACTGGGATGCCAAATATCAAAAACATTTGTAATTTTAATAGTTTCAATTACAGTTTGGATATCTACATCATAATCTTCAGGATAATATCTTAGATAATTATCAAGATTATTGATATATTCATCACGAATAATAGAACTTGTTCCTGGATTCAATCTATTTAACCTTCCAAATATCTGAATAGGTATGGGTGTACGAATCTCCTTTGGATCACGAATACGACAAATAACTGCTGCTGTTAGATTGTGAACATTAATTCCTGACCTTCCTCTATTAATAACAAGAAGGAATCTAACAGGATCATTTGGATCTTGAAGTCTAGTAAATAACTCATCAGCAGTTTCAACTTTTTCTTTAGAACCATCTAATCCCCAAAGAGTATTTCCACCACTACTATTTTCAACCATAGTAGCAATCATTTTATCAGATTCATTACCAAATTTTTCTGTTAAAAGATAATCAGCAATTATCTTTCTGGTTTCGTGAATTGAACAACCCCATATTCCTCTTGCATCTCCACAAATATACAAAGCACTTAATTTAGTATTGATATTAATATCAGATTTCTTTAACTTATGTAATTTGTTTTCACGATCAAAAACTAATTCGATACTTTGCTCAACAGCAGGTTTTATTGAACTTGCACCTTGAGTTTTGGTAAAAGAATATTGATGAGGTGGATTTAACCAAGCTTGAGAAGGAAGAATATCTTCTAGGGGTGCAAGTTCACCACAAACATCAAATTGATCAGATAATCCAGGATTACCCTCATGATGTTCCGTAGGAGTAGCAGTAAACCCCAATATCCTTGGATTTATATCTCTCCATTTTGCAATTCTTTGCCAAGTCTCAGCAGTATATTCAGAAGAATATCCAAAATTAATAATATAGGCATTACTACCTGCATCTGCACATCCTATAAATTGATGGGCTTCTTCTATAATAAGAACAGAATTTTTTGCATACTTTAATAATCTTTTAAAGTGAGTTAAAAAATAAGTATGGGTACAAGAAACACAAAGAACAGTATTAGGTATTCTACCCAAACAATCTAGAATACTGTTGCTTGGTGGATCTTGTATAAAACTAAAATTTAATGTGTTAGTAGTTAATTCTTCAACCTTAGAAAAAGTACCATCATTTGCTACTTCTTTAGTTGGTGATAATCTAAAAATATATTTCATATCAGGAAATACTTCATGAAGTATTAAAGGCATTTCCCTATCTTGGTAATATGATTTTCCTCCTCCTGTTTGTAAAGTAAAAACTTTTACTTTATCTCCTGTAAATTTATCACTCCTTACAGTCTTTTCAAAATTTAAAGCAAATTTTGCATATGCTTTATTTGGAACTAATGTTCTTTCCATGTTACCTCTTTAGTTTCGTTAATTGCCTTACAGCAGATTAGTTGTTACGGGAACATATCCCACCTGAGTCTTTCAACAACAGGTATCCATTACTTTACTAATGTAATAGACGGTTGTATTTATACACAATTAATATAACACATTATTCAAAAAATGTCAAACCATAAAAAAAGAGACCCCCGAAGGAGTCTCTTGAGAAGTATATAAGCGTCTCGCTTACATAAGGTTCTTAACTGCAACTC